AGAAGGAACCAATTTTATTGGTAAAGCTCAGATTCTAGAAACCCCAATGGGTAAAATTGCCAAATCTCTACTTGAGTCTGGTGTTACTCTGGGTGTATCTTCAAGAGGAATTGGTTCTATTGAAGAAAGAAACGGAATCAATGTAGTAAAGGATGACTTCATGTTATCTACTGCTGCAGATATTGTTGCAGACCCTTCTGCTCCAGATGCTTTTGTACAAGGTATCATGGAAGGTAAGGAGTGGATTTGGAATAATGGCATGTTAGAAGAAAAAGTAATTAATAGTTACAGACGAGCAATTAATAATGCATCTTCTAATAGTTTAACTGAAAGAAAACTTCAAGTATTTGAAAGTTTTCTCCGTAATATAAAAATTTCATAAATAATAGTAGAAAATATCACATATTTCTAGAGGGTTTTTTCGATGTCCAATGTATTAAATACAGAATTTGACGAATTTCTAGAAGAAGGAAACGTTGTCACTGCTCACGCAAAACCAGGAGACCGTATGCAAAAACTACAGCACAGCACTCCTGGCCAGGGTGCATCACCAGAGGAACTAGGTGGTTCTTCCACAACCAAACCAGAAGGTGATGAAATTGGCAAGAAGGCTTCTTCAAGAATGAGTAAGTCATCTTCTAAAGTAAATGCTGGTGCAAAGTCACCAGATGGAATGGCTCGTCTTCAAGGCTCAGCTCCTGGTCAAAAGGGAATGAGAGAAGAGGAAGAGTTAGATGATGAAGAGCTAATTTATGAAGCTCAAGAAGATGATGAAGAAGATGATGAAGATGAAGATGAGAAGGAAGAGAAAAAGTCTTCCAAGAAAAAAACAGAAATGAAGGCAGAAGAGATTGAAGTCGATGTAACCGACGATCTCAATGCACTTTTCTACGGAGAAGAACTCTCCGAACACTTCATGCAGAAGGCAGCTACAATTTTTGAAGCTGCAGTAAAAGCAAAAGTAGTTGAAGAAGTTCAAAAGTTTGAGGCACTATACGAACAGCGTCTAATCGAAGAAATCGAAGAGATTGCTGAGTCCCTAGAGACTCGTGTAGACGCTCACCTTGATTATGTTGCTGAGCAGTGGATTGCTGAGAACCAGCTTTCTATTGATAATGGCATCAAGACCGAAATTGCTGAAAATCTAATGCAAGGTCTTGCTAATCTCTTCCTGGAGAACAATATTGATCTCCCTGAAGAGCAACAAGATGTAGTTGCCGAAATGGCAACTAAACTAGATGAGATGGAGGAAAAACTCAACGAACAGATTGAAATCAATGTTGGGCTAAACCAAGAAATCGGATCATACATTAAAAATGGAATTATTGCAGAAGTATCCGACGGTCTAGCAGAAACACAGAAAGAAAAACTGTTCAACCTATCAGAAGGTGTTGAGTTTATTAGTGAAGAATCTTTCCGTGACAAGGTTGAGACTATTAAGGAAAACTATTTTCCAAGACTTCAATCAAATTATGTGGAAGACCTAGTTGAAAAGAATCAAGATTTTTACGAGGGACCAATGGCAGCTTATGTGCAAGCTGTATCCAGATGGGCACAGTGATAATCTAGATTTATATAAATATTAATAGATTCCTAACAATAAATTTAACAACCCAGGAGTTTAACCCCGATGTTTAATTCAGAACAGCTACAAAGAAAATGGGCTCCTATTTTGGAGCACAACGATCTAAACCCAATTACAGACAGATATCGTAAAGCTGTAACCGCAGTTCTTCTTGAGAACCAAGAATCATTCCTACGTGAAGAGCGTGGTGTTCTTTCCGAGGTTGCTGTTAACAGCACTGGTTCATTCACTTCAGGTGGTGCTGGTGTAGGCGCTCACGGCTTCTCAGGTGGCGCTGCTGCTGGTGGTCCTGTTGCAGGTTTCGACCCAGTTCTAATCAGCCTAATCCGCCGTTCAATGCCTAAGCTAATTGCTTATGACATTTGCGGTGTCCAGCCAATGAGCGGCCCAACTGGTCTAATCTTCGCAATGCGTGCTCATCGTGGTACTGACCGTAATGGTAACGGTGCTACTCCAAACGTATTCGACAACGAGACCTTCTTCAACGAAGTTCCTTCAGGTTTCTCTGCTGCTGGTGGTGCATACTCTGCTGCAACTGGCGAGGGTGCAACCAACCCATCCGTACTAAACGCATCAAGCCCTGGTGATTACGGTTACGTACAGGGTATGAACACCAACGCTGCTGAAGCTCTAGGTGAAAGCGGATCTGAGTTCCGTGAAATGAGCTTCTCAATCGAGAAGGTAACTGTAACAGCAAAGAGCCGTGCTCTAAAAGCTGAGTACACCCTAGAACTAGCACAAGACCTCAAGGCTATCCATGGTCTTGATGCTGAGACTGAGCTAGCTAACATTCTAAGCTCAGAGATTCTAACTGAAATCAACCGTGAAGTTGTTCGTACCATCTACGTAACTGCTAAGCCTGGTGCTCAGAATAACGTAGCTAACGCTGGTACTTTCGACCTAGACGTTGACTCCAATGGTCGTTGGTCAGTTGAGAAGTTCAAGGGTCTACTATTCCAGATTGAGCGTGATGCAAACGCAATCGGTCATGAGACTCGTAGAGGAAAGGGTAACTTCATCGTCTGTTCAGCAGACGTTGCAAGTGCTCTAGCTGCTGCTAAGGTAATGGATTACACTCCACTACTCAACACTTCAGATACCCCAGACGACACCGTATCAACTCTAGCTGGTACAATCAATGGTCGCATCAAGGTATATGTTGATCCATATTCAGCAAATATCTCCAACGATCACTACTACGTGATGGGTTATAAGGGAAGCAATGCATATGATGCAGGTCTCTTCTATTGCCCATATGTACCTCTCCAGATGGTTCGTTCCATCGGTCAGGACACCTTCCAGCCAAAGATTGGCTTCAAGACCCGTTACGGCATGGTTGCAAACCCATTCGCAGGTGGTCTAACCCAGCGTTCTGGTGCTCTACAGGCAAACGACAACGTTTACTACAGAAGAACCAGAGTCATCAACCTAATGTGATCACTGATTCACATAATTCAGGAGCCCCCAAAAGGGGCTCTTTTTTTATCTAAATAAAAATAAAAACTATGGCTGCCAATTTTATAGCCAACTCAGGCTGCCCTTCAAATTTTTTAACTGGTATAGGATTTCAATTTCAGTTAATTAAATATCCAAAGGTATCATTTTTTTGTCAGTCTGCAACGATACCTGGGATTAGTATTTCAGTTGCAAATCAGTCTACACGATACAATGCAATACCTCATCCAGGTGATGAAATAAATTTTCAAGATTTATCGTTAGAATTTATTGTAGATGAAAATATGTCTAATTATGTTACTGTGCATAATTGGATTAGAAAATTAGGTCATCCATATTCATTACAAGATATTCAAGAACTTCCTGGAGAGGATCTAGAAGATAAAACTTATAGTGATGCAGTATTGTTTATTCTAGATTCAAACTTTAAAAAGAAATTTAAAGTAGTATTTAAAGATGTGTTTCCTACAGATATTGGAGCACTAACATTTAATACTAATGCAACTGATGTTCAGTATTTTACTGTACCAGCCACTTTTAAGTACACTATATATGATATATACGATATTAATGACAACAAACTATGATTGATATTGACTTTGTTAAAGATGAATGGAAAAAAGATTCAGTAATGGATCAAGATTTATTAGACCACGAATCAATCAAAATTCCACAACTACACAGCAAGTATTTAAATTATCTTTCTGATGTAAGACTTATAAAAGTTAAAAAGGAACAGGATTACAAAAAATTACTTAGAGAAAAATTTGAGTATTACACTGGAAAGGCAGATTCCGAAGTTTACAAGGAAAAACCTTTTGATTTAAAAATTTTGAAACAAGATGTTCAACTATACATTGAGTCTGATGAAGAAATTCAAAAGTCTTTAAACATCCTAAATTATTATAAAGAAATGATGTTTGTTCTTGAAAAAATTCTTGAAAATATAAACACACGAGGATTTCAAATCAAGAATAGTATTGATTGGCAAAAATTCATGCAAGGTAGTATTTGATGGCTGACGTTATTATCCAAAAAAAGAATGAAGTATATCTGACTGTTGAATGTGAACCTCATATAAAATATGAACTGTCTGAGTATTTTACATTTGAGGTTCCTGGCGCAAAATTCATGCCTCAATATAAAAATAGATTATGGGATGGAAAGATTAAATTATTCAGTCCATATGAAGGCACAATATATGTTGGTCTGTATGATTATCTAACTGAGTGGCTTTGTACAAGGGGATATACATTCCTTGACAAGGATAATAAGTTTTATGGAATGCCCAAAGATTCCAATCAACAGATAACTCCAGAAGGTTTAGTTGATTATGTTAAATCTTTAAATATTCCATTTAAAGTTCGTGACTATCAATACAAAGCAATTTACGAAGCATTACGAAATAATCGTAAACTGTTATTATCTCCAACTGCATCTGGTAAGTCTTTAATGATTTACTGCAT